AACTTCCCCGTTGGACTATGAACTCGCTGATGCTCAGACTTCCTCTGATCTCGCATCGTTCTTGGCTCGTCCTGTACGAATTGGGGCAGTAACGTGGGCTCCGTCAGATCCTGTCGGTTTCCTCTTTGCTAACCTGAACGTGTGGGCGGCTTTCTTGAACAACGTGTCGATCAAGAACAAACTGAGCAACTACGCATTCATCCGTGGCAACTTGAAGTTGAAGATAGTCACCAATGCTTCACCCTTCTTGTACGGGTCGTTGCGTGCGGTGTATCGTCCCTTGCACACCTTCAAGGCTTTGACGGTCGGTTCCACGTTTCCATCAGCGCTTGTGCCATATTCGCAGATGCCTGGCGTGTGGATCACTCCGGCTCACAGTGAAGGTGCGGAGTTCACATGTCCGTTCATCTTCCCCCGATCCTTTGTTCGCACTGGTTTGGTTTCGGAAGTGAACGCACTCGGAGCTCTGGATGCCATTGTGTACAACACTCTGGCCAGTGCAAACGGCGCCACATCTTCAGTGTCGGTGCAGGTGTATGCTTGGATGGAAGATGTTACCCTGGCAGGTCCAACTGTTGGCGCCGTGTTGCAAGCTGATGAATATGGAGTGGGAGTCGTTTCGGCTCCAGCCTCGGCTGTGGCAGCGGTCGCCTCTATGCTGACGAAAGCACCAATCATTGGACGTTTCGCCAAGGCCACAGAAATCGGCGCCAGTGCTGTGTCCAGTATGGCCAAACTCTTCGGATATACCAATGTACCAGTGATTGAAGATGTGCGCCCTGTGCGCAATTCTCCTTTCCCGTCCATTGCTTCCGCTGAGATTGGTTATCCGCATGACAAGCTAGCTCTGGATGCGAAGAATGAGTTGTCCATCGACCCTGCCATTGCTGGCCTTGGTGGAGAGGATGAGTTGGCCATCTCGCACTTCGTTCAGCGGGAATCCTTCCTCACGGGCGTGAACTGGCCAAGCAGCGCTCCGGCAGACACCCCTCTCTTCACTAGTGTCGTGTTGCCGCAAATCACCTATGCAACTGGTAATGTGATCGATTTCACGCCTTCTGGGCTTGTTTCAAACATGTTCAGAAATTGGCGAGGAGATATGATCTTCAGGTTCAAGTTCATCGCCACACCCTTCCACAAGGGGCGTGTGCGAATCAGCTACGATCCTCAGGCTGCAGCAATCCAGACCACTGGCGACACTGGACCATTCGTGGTGAACAAGATCGTGGATCTCGGAGCGGAGACGGATGTTGAGTTCCGTATCCCATACCAGCAAGCTCTACCGTGGTGCTACACGTTAGCGAGTAATCAAACCAGTGTGTGGTCCACAAGTACCACACCAGCACTGACACTCACCGACACGTTTCATAACGGTATGATCACGATGAAGGTCTTGACTTCACTGACAGGTCCTACAACGACAGCTTCTGTGGGCGTTCAAGTTTTCGTGCGTGGTGCAGAAAATCTTGAGTTTGCGAACCCTTCGTCAGCTCCCGCAGATTTGACACCCTTTGCCCTCCAGTCTGAAGAGTACTATGACAAGGGGATGTCGATGTCCAGTGAGTTGGGACAGTCTACAGATGCCTCGTCTCATCGAGCTCTTGTCAATTTTGGAGAAAGCGTTAAGTCATTGCGAACATTGATTCGACGCCATAACCTTCTTGACACAATTTACATTCCACCAGCGGCCGCTAACACGGCAGGAGTGTTCAGGATTGATCAGACTCGTTTTCCCAACCACTACGGGTATGACCCAAATGGGTGGAACCAAGCAAAGGGAGTAGTTGTGCCTGGATCCAACTTCGCCTTCAACTTCGTCAACGTCATTCCTTGGCATCTTTTGGTGAACTGTTTCTTAGTTCATCGAGGATCGGCTAACTGGGTATTCAACCCCAGCAAGGCTGACAGAGGCATTGTGTCGCGCATTTCACGAAATACCACGACTTTTGGAACGTACACTGCTGGGTACATTTCAAGTCCTAGTACTTCAGTGAATCTCATCGAGTGTGCATATTGGAAGAACTCGCGTCCGACAAACGCTGGTGCTTCCTTGACGCACACAAAAACTACTACAGGACATGCAATTGTCGCACCAAGTTATTCACCCTTCAAGTTTCAAGCCACAACCCCTTCGTTGATGACTAGTCCAGGCTCTGCCTCGGCTACCACATACGATGGATCCGTGTATGATACCTTGTCGATTGAATTTCCGTACGACGCAAGTGACAATCCGCTCAACGGGGTCACTGTTGAACGATACTTCGGTGTCGGTGCGGACTACACATTGCATTTCTTCATGAACTGTCCAACGTTGAACTATCTGGTTGCATCCAGTATTGTTCCTACGTAATCAGTAGAAGACTGTAACGACCCACAGTGGCAGACCCCACTGTGGCGGACCTTAAAGAGTCTGAGCCACGGCTTGAAGGTGAGCAATCACCATGCATATGAGATCTTCATGATCTTCGTAATCGAGAGCGAAAACTCGACGCAGAGAATACCTGCCTAAATAAACATAATACCATACCTACGTGCAGGATGGGGCGGACCAAAAGTCCGCCGGCCCAGATCGGGAAAAACATCAACAGATGCTATAAATCGGTCTTCGGGCCACCCTTTAGCATTTGACGATTATTTACCCGACCTGTGTCACCAATTAGCA